TCCTGCGTGGGGCAAAACATCCAGCGGTTTAAATATAGTGAGCCAGCTCGGGGTCAAGACGCTGGTGATTGTCGGCAAAGAGTTTCTCATGAATCAGTGGATCGAACGCATTGAGCAGTTTTTACCAGGCGCGCGCATCGGAAAAATTCAAGGCCCAGTCATTGATATTGAAAACAAAGACATTGTTTTAGTCATGCTGCAGTCACTCGTGAGTAAAACCAAAAATTATCCTCCCGAACTTTTCCAGTCTTTTGGCCTGACGATTCTGGACGAGGTTCACCACGTATCCAGCGAATCTTTTTCCAGGTCGCTTTTTTCTATCGTAACGCGGTACATGCTTGGGCTCTCGGGGACGATGGAGCGCAAAGACGGCACTACCGATATTTTCAAGATGTTTCTGGGCCAAGTGGTGCATCGCGCGAAGCGGCCGCAAAACGACATGGCGGTGGAAGTGCGAAAGATGACGTACGTGTCTCACGACGCCGACTACGAGGAGGTCATCCTCGACTTTCGCGGGAAACCCCAGATTAGCTCCATGATTGCGAAAATGTGCCAATACAATCCGCGCACCGAGTTTGTGTTAACCGTGCTCGGTGATTTCATTCAGACTGAGTCTGCTTCGACCAATCCTTTGAATTCTTTGGAAAAACCGCACGAAACATGCTCGCAATGCAGACGCCCCGAGATTTATCCCATGCAAACCACCTGCTGTTTGGAATTTAGCAAGGCGAAAAAAACAAAGAATTTGTTGAACAATAACAAAGAGTACCGTTGCTTGGCTTGCTGGGAAGAATACACGCGTGCTTGGGAAAATAATTATCGCAGCGAATGGATTACGTGTCCTCGTACCGGAAAAAGGGTGGAAAACCGAATTTATCCCAACGGAAAACAGGTCAAGTGTCCTTGCTGTTCAAAGAAGCTGAAATACGAGCAAAAGTACGAGGATTACGGCGACGTGAAACCCTTTACGCAGTTGCAGACCATTGTGTTTTCGCATAATTTGAACGTGCTGCGTTACATATTTCGCAAAATAGTCATGACAAATATGTGCTCGGTGGGCATGTATGTGGGCGGCATGAAGCCCGACGAGCTAAAAAAGAGCGAAAGCAAACATGTTATACTTGCGACCTATTCGATGGCTGCCGAAGGGCTGGATATCCCGTCTTTGAATGCAGAGTTTTTGATTACTCCCAAGTCGGACATTGAGCAGGTGGCTGGGCGCATTTTGCGAGCCAAGCATTCCATCACGTCTCCCGTTGTGATTGATTTTGTGGATACGCATGCGAATTTTAAACGACAGTGGCTGAAACGGCGAAAATATTACAAGGACAATGGGTATACCATTGTAGAGTCAAATAGCGATGTTTATGGAAAAAAGAACGCATCTGCATCTGCTTCGGTGGCAGATGAGGATGATGAGGAATTTAGCGGGGACGATTTTAGCGACGATGACGACGAAGACGGCGCTGCACAAAAAAGACCAACAAATGATTTGCTAAAAGGTGTTTGTTTGTTCAAGAATTTGAAAAAATAGGTTAAATACTGCATGCAAATCTAACAAACAAGCATGGATTATTATGAAAAACAGGTTACTTTTACCAAAACAACCGACAAAACACTCGAGTACAAGGATTTATATTATGATTTGTGTGAAGAATTTATATGTTTAGGTGATTTTATTACGAGAACATGTGACGGTAGAAATGCAAGCCAAATAATTGCAGAAGAACCTGTCTTGTATACAAAACAAGTGGCGTATGTGCAAATCCCGGATGTTGCACGTCATGATTGCATGTTTTCTGTAAATAATAAGCGCGAAGACTATGAAATATTAAACACAGATGAACAAATCGCTGACTCGTATGTACTTATTATGGGGTTGTACACGGTAACCAATGATAGTGATAGCACAGACGAGTTTGTGCAGAATAGCGTGTGCGACTTTAAGTACATGAAAAGTACCAATTCGTATAATCGCGAATATACCATTTATACAGTTGAATCAAAACACGAATGCATGTTGTTTGGAAATTTAGAGGATTAAACTATTGAACAAATATTTCTTTTGTGAAAAAATGAAATATTCATACCTTTCCCAAAGATATCAAAGTAATGGAAGCGGTTTATATCATTCATTTGCGCGAGTTTATCAATGCGGGTCAGAGTGTTTACAAAATTGGAAGAACGGCGCAGCCACACTTGAAGCGTGCGAATTCATATCCCAAGGGAAGTGACTTGAAATTTCAAATGAGCGTGATAAATTCACACAAGGTTGAGACAAAAATCATCAAACTATTTGAGCAAGAATTCATACGAAGACGTGATTTAGGGTCGGAATATTTCGAGGGAGACATTGACGACATGGGCCAAAGGCTGATGGACATTGCAAAGCAGTGCAACCGAGATGAGTGCAAGGAAATAAATGACCTAAAGGATGAAATTAACGAACTAAAGGAAGAAATCGACGAACTGAAAAATATCAACATGCAAACCAAGATGCGAGAAATTGGCGATAAATTCCAGGAAGACATGCAGCGCATTGCCACGCAAGTTAATTTGTCGAGTTTGCAGTCAGTTGCTTCTGCGGATGCTTCTGCGGATGCACCATCAATTAAAAAACCTAATAGAACCTGCAAAATTTGCGAAAAAACGTTTGGAACCAACGCGAATTATATATTTCATATAAACCGTCAAATTCCATGCATGTCTCCCGAATTAATGGCCAATATCCCACCTTTGATTAAAAATTTTAAATGCGGCCGATGTGATGCATGCTTTCAAAGCAATTATAAATTAACATGCCACTTAAATCGTAAATTCCCATGTATACCAAAGCAAAAAATATCAGAAGAAATTTCTATTGGTTTGTTGGCACAATTAAACCAGCATCAAATGAAAATCGAACAATTAGAAAATCAGTTGTATCGGTAAAATCTGCAAATTGTATCCCTGAAACCACCAAGTGAGATTTTCTCAAAATTTTATGGTTTTTATTTTTCGTCTTTGATTTTTTCCAGGTTGTCTAAATGGCCGATCCCCCCGATGTTTTTCAGCTCAAATAAAAATATTTACAGTTGAAATTAAGAAAATATCAAATACATTTGTGATGCAAATGCATCATAAAACCACCAAGTAAATGTCATGATAATTACATTGCCTTTTTTCCTGGCAATATTAACCTTTTTATTTTTAAGAGAAATACCTCGGCAAAAATCTGTGAATCTTGCCCTAAAACTCCAGGATGAAATTTTTTGATTTTTTGCAAATTTTTATTTTTACGTTCGATTTTTTTTCCGGGGTGGTCAAAAGGGCGATCCCCCCCCGAGTAAAAAGGGCAGTGTAAATAAATATTCACAGTTGGGTTTTAGAAATATATTAAATAAATTTGTGATGTGAATGCGTCATAAACCAATCATGTAAATATCAGGGGATTTTACATTGCCTTTTTTCAACATTGTTCGGCTGATGTCCCGTCGGATATAATTATGTCCCATTTTATTTTTATGGTATTTACAATGTATAATTATTGGCAATGTTTAGGTAATGTTAGGGATAATGTAGGCAATGTAAAAAACAATATAATAACATATTTATTATATTTAAATAAATGGTTGCAAGCGATAAAAGTTGCCCAATATGCCGCAGAACATTTACATCGGATGTTAATTTGCGGTTTCATACAAACCGTCAAAAACCATGCATTGCATCTAACTCTGTTGAACCAATTCCTTTAGTTAAAAATTTCAAATGCAACCGTTGTGAAGTATGTTTTCAAAGCAATTATAAATTAACAAGTCATTTAAAGCGCAAAAATCCATGTGCTATTAAAGAACCTCATCCAGAAGAAATTGAACTGCGTTCGTTATTTGACCAATTGCAACAGGAAAACCAAGAGCAAAAACTGAGGATTGACCAATTAGAAATGAAGGCAACGTCTACCATTACTAACAACAACAACACCACAAATAATAACAACAACACTAACAACATTCAAACCAATATTCAAAATAATAATACCATACACATCAATGTGTATAAAAAAGAAGACATGTCGCATATTGATGATAAAATGTTCAAGAGTTGCTTTAGAAAGGTGACGAAATCGGTTGAAAAATTGTTCGCCATGAAGCATTTTTCTAAAGATATGCAATCCAATCATAATTTATACATTAGTAACTTGCGGGACATATACATGATGATTTACGAGGCGGGTCGATGGAATAAAGTGAACAAAGAAGATATGATGGATAACATATATCACGACCTCAAAGAGGATTTAGCGGATGCAATGAATTTGATGCGAGATAAAAACACGCTGGAAAGGTCGCTGGACAATTTATTTGCTCCTTTTGTGGAAGATGACATGGACGAAGAAAAAGAATTGCGAATTAAAAAGGTATCCTGCGACCTCATGGCGTGCATGGCATACAACAACCGGCATTACCCGATGAAACTCAAAGGAGACATGGACCGAGAAATAAAAAAGAAACTACAAGAACAAGTTGGTTAGCTGTTCATTGATATATACCTCCAATTGTTTTTTGTTTAGCTTTTCAGTCGGTTCATCGATGTAATAAATGGTTGAATTAGCAACGGCTCGGTTGTAATAGGATTTACCACTAATTTATTTCATTACACCCTTGGTAATTTACTACGAAGTGACAAGTTTACGAAACGCCGTTACCGGAACTGTCGCATCAAAAAAAATATACCAAAAATGTAAAATCAACAGTAAGGAATTACACCTTACGATTGCATACGCCCTTCGGGCGTTCCATTTTTAACCCTTGAAGAATTCACTACGTAGTAAATGGAACATTTTAATTTTGCAAGGGTTGAATATCAGTTCCAATTTTAAATCTTCACTGGTATAAATCTTCACTGGTATAAATTACTTGCATCATTTCATTTTTACATTGTTTTACAAAATACATTTGAAATAAAAAATTACACAACAGACGCCGCAGCATTCACGACGATTTTCGCCTCGATACAGCTGCGTCTTGCCTTGTACTCAGCATACGAAATTACTTTGGCCTCTACGGGTTCAGCTGCAGTAGAATCACCATCGGGGCGAATTTCTTTTCCCTGGGCATCCAATTTGTTGGCCTTTTTCAAGGCGCTGTCTACATAAATTTTCTTCAAGATTTCGCCCACCTTCATGGAAGCCTCGTTTTGGTCCAGCTTGCCGTTTTCAATCAGCTCTAACGTATCAATGAAAGTGAAAAGCATCTTCATGTCCATTTCGTTTTTGCGGATTTTGTTGTAGAGGTCGGTGTAGTAGGTGCACAGGAAGGAGCAGTCGGTGATGGCCATGATGGCAACATCCTCGGGCGACTCGGCAGCCATGAGGTTTTGGAGCGTCTGAATGTCGCGGCGAAAGAGGTGGCTGTGCTTGAGTTCGCGAATCAGCTCGGTCTGGTCAATGTACGTGTCCTTATTGGCGTTAATCATTTCGCCCAACTTGAGCTTTTGGTTTGCGTTCATTTTACTTGGTCCAATTATTATTTATTCCGAGATTTTACTATATTGTTTTTATTTATTCAATCAACCAAATACAAAGTGACAAATGGATCAATAACAAATAACAATAAACAAAAATGACTTGGATTGTTAGTTACGGATTTATTTTTCAGGTATATTTTTTTGTTCGGAGAGAGAGAGAGAGAGAGTGGTCACACGATGGGACCAGTATTACGCCAAAAGATCGGCGGAAAAAATGGCATCTGAATACACGCTGGAACGTAGTGCTTTTCGATCGGTGTAGAATATGGAAAAAGCAACAAAGGAAATGCAGACGAACAAATTTTGAACTGTTTCGAATTGGAGTATTTTGTTAGCCCAAAACGTTTTCCGCGGTGTTTTTACAATGATAGTTATCCAAACATGATGCGCCATGAATCTGCGTATTATTGGCTGCAATTCAAGAAATAAAAAAACAAGTTAAAAACAAACAACAACCTAACATGAATAATAATGAGAAATACTATATAATTATTATTTATTCCAAGTTTTACTATATTGTTTTTTTACATTTTTTGACTAACCTAACAATTTTTTATTTTTTAATTCAGGGCGTTTGTTGTGATTGATACATTTTGAGGACCTGTATTATAATATGATT